ATAGGGCTTAGTCGTTAAAGAAAGAACTAAATTTTATTTAACAGGGGTTAGCTACAGCTAACAACTGAGGAGGAAAAACTAATGGAAAATACTGAAAACACTATCGTTAACGAGAATATAACTGAGACTCAGAGTGAAGAGGTAAAGACCTACACTCAGGAAGAAGTGCTTGCACTGCTTCAGAGTGAAACTGATAAGCGTGTCTCTCAGGCATTGAAGACACAGCAAAAGAAATATGAGAAGCAGCTGTCTCTTTCCAAGCTGGATGGAGATGAGCGAGCTAAAGCCGAGAAAGACAACAGAATTGCAGAGCTCGAAGAACAGCTTGCACAATTCCAGATTGAAAAGAATCGTAGCGAATTGAAGTCAGTTCTCTCTGCTCGTGGATTGAGTGCAGAGTTTGCTGACATTGTTGCTATTAACGATGACATTGAGGCTTCTCAGGCTAACATTGATAAACTTGACAAGCTTTTCAAGGCTGCTGTTAAGGCAGAAGTTGAGAAGCGTTTGGCTGGCAATGCTCCTAAGGGCAATGGCGGCAATACTGCCGAGATCACTAAGGAATCTGCAATGAAAATGAGTATGGCAGAACTTAGTGCTCTTGAGAAGAGCAACCCAGAGTTGTTCAATAAACTTTTTAATTAATATAAGGAGGCTACTAAAATGGCTAATACTGTTTTTGCTAACAAGGTCATTGAAGCTAAGGCTAAAGACCTTTTAACTACTTCTGTTAATACTCGTTCCTTGATGGCTATCGACAACTCTTTAGTTGCTGAGCCTGGAATGACTAAGACTATTAACGTTTACACTTACACTGGTGAAGCTGAAGAGCTTGGCGTTGGTGAGGGTAACAGCACTCGTGGCTCTGTCGCTTATGCTGGCACTGACTACACTGTAAAGCTTGTTCAGCAGGCTTTTGATTATCAGGACGAAGACTTCATGAAGGACAATAATGTTGTTGATATGGGCGTTAAGGGTGCTACTCAGCTCATGACCAACAAGATGACTGCTGACTTCATTGCTGAGTGCGAAAAGGCTACTCTCTCTCACACTGGCGCTATGAGCTATGACGCTATCGTTGATGCTATCGCTAAGTTGAACATTGAGAACGAAGCTGGCTTGTTCGTTATCATCAATCCTGAGCAGAAGGCTGAACTCCGTAAGGATGCTGACTATGTTGCTGCTCGTATGGGTGAAGTTGTTTATAACGGTCAGGTTGGTACTATCGCTGGTATCCCTGTTATCGTTTCTAAGGCTGTTGACAAGGCTTATGTAATGCATAAGGATGCTGTTAAGCTCTTCATGAAGAAGGACGTTGAGGTTGAGCAGGAGCGTGACGCTGACACTCGTACCAACAGCATTTATCTCCGTTCTGCTTACATTGTTGCTCTTGTTGATGCAACTAAGATTTGCAAGATCGTTGAGGCTTAATTAAAGGTTATTACAACCTTAAATATATCTTCCAATTAGGTGAGAGAGGCTTGTGCCTCTCTTGCCGAAAGGTTTACAGGAGGATAACTAAATGATTGAAGAGATTAAATTGCTGCTTGGTGAAGCCGCAAGTAATTACTCAGATGCACAGATTAGCTTGTGCTTAAAGATGGCTTTGGCAGAAGTTGAGGCTTACTGCAATAGAACGGCAGACATTGAGTTAGAGTTTATCGCACAAAAGATTGCTGTGATTAAGCTTAACCGCATGAATACCGAAGGACTTGCAAGCCAAGCTTATAGCGGTGTCTCTGAGAATTATATTGATGGTTATCCAGCAGAGATTCTGACTGTATTAAACAGAAAGAGAAAAATTAAAGTTCTGTGAGGAGGTAAACGGCAATGATTAATGCTGATATGCGTTTATACAATTACTTCACTCTTGGAACACAAGACGAATATGGTCAACTGGTGCAAAGTAATGAGCCAGTAGGTCAGATCAAAATGGCTATTAATGTTTCTTCTCAAGCCGTTCAAGATAATATCAACTATACAGGAGCTACATATGTAGGGCTCACTCACGCTAAAGTAGATGACACTTATGTTATTGAGTATGGTGAAGAGCGATTGAAAGTCCTGTATGTAAATAACAAGGGAAGACTTAATCAAGTCTTTATGGCACAGCAATGAAGATAAAGTTTGAGATTGAAAATGCCGATTCAATTGAGCTGTTGGATGAAGTGGCTCTAAGAAGCGCTATGGGTCGAGCTTTGGCAAGAGTGGAACGCTCTGCTAAGGAAAAAGCTCCAAAAGACACAGGAGCTCTTAGACGCTCAATCAGCAGTGAGATCACTCAAGAGGGTGGCGAATTGGTTGGCTATGTTTTCACTCCTCTTGAATATGCTCCCTATGTTGAATATGGAACTGGCTTGTTTGCCGAAAAGGGTGGGCGTAAGGATGTTCCCTGGTGTTACCAGGACGATAAAGGCAACTGGCATTCTACCAGTGGTCAGAAGCCGCAGCCTTTTATGCGTCCAGCATTGCAGGAAAACAGAGAAGAAATAGTCCGTATACTCAAGGAGGCTCTTAAATGATTAACTATCATGCTGAGCTGGTTAAGGCGCTCAACAGCGTGCTCCCCACACACTACGAGATGACTTTAACGGCAAACACAAAGACTCCTTGTATTAGTTACATGGAGACTAATAATTATGTCTCTACTATTGGAGACACACTTGGCTACAGTTACATTCAGTATCAAGTCAAGGTTTGGGGAAATAGCATTGCAGACTTACAAAAGTATGCATTACAAGTTGATGAAGTTCTCCGTCCTCTTGGATTCAAGCGTACTTCAAGTGGGGAGCTTTATGATAGAGAATCTACTATGATTCAAAAAATTATGACTTTTGAGGCAATTGCCTTAGAAGAATTTATTTAATAACGGAGGTATATCACAATGGCTGGTATTTTAACTAAAGGAATTACTCTTGCTTATAAAGCTACTGGCGACTCTGCCGAATTTAAGACTTTGACTAATCTCATGGAAATCCCTGAGATCGGCAATGGCGCTCGTGAGAAGGTTGAAGTTACTGTTCTCACTGATGATGTGAAGAAGTATATCGCTGGTTTAGGCGATTCTGGTCAGGATTTGGCTTTCAAGTTCCTCTTCGATAAGGCACAGTTCAATGAGTTGCTCACTTATGATGGCACTTCTTGCGACTGGAAGGTTACTATGCCTGAGGCTGGTCCTGTTGCTACTTTCAGCGGCACTCCTTCTGTCAAGTTCGATGCTGCTTCTCCTAACAGCGCATTGACTTACACTCTCACTGTTCTTGTTGAGAGCGAAATCACTTTTGCTTGATTTAAGCTAACACAAAACTAAGGGGAGCCTCTTCAATGAGGCTCCCTATTAAATCTAAACTTTATTAAATTGGAGGATATATTATGTTTACAGAATTAATTATTGGTGGAGATTCTTACAAGTTGAGACTGAATACTAAGGCTTCTGTAGCTTTAGAGAAGGCTCTTGGTTATAACGCTATTACTATGTTTATGGACATTGACAATGGTGTTATGCCTAAGCTTGGTGACGTTCTGATTGTGCTTCATGCAATGCTTCAGCCTATGAATCATGGCATGAATATTGATAAAGTCTATGACCTTTTCGACAAGTATGTTGAAGATGGTCACACTATGTATGACTTAATCCCTGTATTTGTTGAAGTGTTCCAGGAGTCTGGTTATATGCCTAAGGCTCAGGACGCTAACGGCAGTGAGGGCACTATCGAAAAAAACTAACAGAGCCACAGTCACTCACCAGTATCGTTTATGATATTTTGCAACCTTCCATCAATCTTGGGCTATCTGAGTTTGACTTCTGGAATATGACTCTTGCAGAAATCGAACGATACTGTGATGGTGCTGTGTGGCGCTTAAAACAACAGGCTCAATTTGATTATAGTTTGGCAGATTTGATTGGCGTTTCTGTTGGAAGATTGCTTGATAACAATATTGAGTATCCAGCGATCTATAAGGTCTATCCTCATCTCTTTGAAGATATGGTCGAGACTCCAGAAGAAGAAGTTCAATCTCAAATCGCAACAACCAATTCCGTAAATAATTTCATGGCGTTTGCGTTGAAGCATAACGCTAAATTGAAAGGAGTTGAGAAAGAAAACTATGATGACTGAAGAGTTAAAAGTTAAAGTTTCGCTTGATACTTCAGAGCTTAAAAATGGTATCAAGCAAATGAAAGATGCTCTAAGCGACACTTCCTCTGGATTTGGTGGAATAGAGAAATCAACACAAACGGCAACTGATAGCACTGTACGAATGACGGCAGCAATGCAAGGCTTAGGTGCAGTATCAATGGCACAAACTGGCGCTATTGTTGTAGCAATGAGCAAAGTTAATCGTTCTACTCAGCTTGTTCGCTCTAACTTTAGAAATGTTGGCGATGAGATCAAGGGTGCGTTCAACTTCAAGAACTTTGACGTTGGTAAGAACAGCATTAAGGGCTATTTAGAGAGTATGAAGATTCAGCTGAAAGAGGCTGGTGTTTCTGCAAAACAATTAGCTAAGCATTTGTCACCAATGTTAACTGAAGCCTTTAATAAGGTGAAAATTGGTGCGGCAGCGGTAGTTGGTGCTATCACAGGTGCAATTGTAGCTTTCTCACACTTGTCTGAATCTACAAGAGAATATAGACAAGCGATTAACCAAATAAACACTTCATTCATTGCTCTTGGCAGTAACACAGAGTTAGCTGCTGAAGCATATCAAGGTTTCTATCGTATATTGGGTGATGTAGGTCGTTCTACTGAAGCGGCAAACTTGCTGGCTCAGATCACTACAAACGAGAAAGACCTGGTTACATGGACTAATATTGCTACGGGCGCTCTTGCTATGTTCCCCGATTCATTGCCAATCGAAAGTCTCATTGAGGCAAGTAATGAGTCAATTAAAAATGCCAAGATCACCGGCGCTCTTGCCGATGCATTGAATTGGGCTCAAGGCTCTGCTGAGAAGGTAAGCAAGGCTCTTGAGGGTAGCGCAGAAGCTCAGGAACTTTTTAATAAAGGCATTCGTGAAGGCTTAACTGTAGAAGAGGCTATGAATGGTGTCCTGGCAGAAACTAACAGTCAGACTCAAAGAGAAGTAATCTTGAGAGCTGCCTTAAACGGCATTTATGCTGAGTCTGCTGGACTCTATGAGGAAATGAATGCAGAGCTCATTAAACAAAATGAAGCTCAAAATAGACTTAACCAGGCTATGGCTAAGCTTGGTAGTATAACTCAACCAGTGCAAACAGCATTTACTAATTTCAAAGCAACATTAGCTAATGCTCTTGCTCCTGCAATTAAAGTTGTCTGTGATTGGTTAGTTACACTTATTAATTGGCTAACAACTGCGGCAGCATGGGTTGGCGCTTTCTTGGCGGTTATCTTCCCTGGTGCGGCAGAAAAAATAAGCTCTGCTTTTAGTGGAGTATCTTCTTCCATTGAGAATGCTACTGGAGGCACAGGCGGCTTAAATGCTGGCTTAGAAGAGGCTGAAGGCACAGCACAGAAGCTTAGAAAAGTTCTTATGGGCTTTGATGAGCTGAATGTTGTAAGCAAAGACAGCGGCTCCAGCAGTGGCTCTGATGCGTCAGGCGGTGGTGTCGGTGCTGGTAACGGCATTGATGTTAGCGGCTTGACAACTGGTGATTCTGTCTTTAAGAAGGCACAAGACCAGATGGAAGAGATGAAGGAAAAGATTAAAGCTTTCCTTGAAGAATTTAAAACTGAAATTAGTATTATTGCTGCGGCACTCGGTCTTTTAGGACTGGCTAACTTGTTAGATCATCTTGGCAAGGCTCTCGGTCTTGGTGAGAAGTTCCACACTGTTATGACTAACATTAAGAAGTTAGCGGCAACGGCAATTACTATTGTCTTGCAATATTCACTCGTTAATGAGTTTATGGATAAGTACATTGACGGAGAAGGCTTTAAAGAATATCTCAAAGGTTTACTTGTTGCGGCTATTGGAACAGGCATCTTGTATGCTATGTGGGGTCCAACAGGCTTAGTGATTGGCTTAGCTGTTACGGCAGCGGCTTCTATTCAGGCAGTCATTGACAATGGCGGCATTACTAATGTCGAGAGCGCTACTGTAGCACTCACAGGCTTAGCGGCTGCTGTTGGAGCAATCGGTGTTGCCTGGAGCAAACTTGGCTTAGGTAAGTTAATGGGTGACTTCGGTGCATTCCTGGCTCTGTTGAAGGAAGGCGCTGGCTTAGGTCCAACACTGGCAGCAACATTCCCAGGCATTGCTAATGCTCTGGCTTCTGCTGGAACGGCAATCTCTGGTTTCCTTGGCTCTATTGGAGCTGTATTCGGTGCTACTGGCACTGGTGCTGTTGTGGCTGGTGCGGCAGTTATCGTGGCTGCTATTACTGCTATTATTAGCGTAATCGTTTTCTTGAAAGAGAACTGGGATGAAGTCGGCAATGTAATTAGAAACTTCTTCGATCAGAATATTGCTCCTAAGTTGGATAACATTAAAGAGTCCTTCCGTAAGATGGGTGAGGCTCTCGGTCCAGTAGGCACAGCAATTAAGAATGTAATCACTGCCATTGGTGAGTGGTTTGCAAGTATTGATTGGCTTGATGGTATCGGCAAGGCTTTCGAAGTCCTTGGCGGCATTATCTTTGGTGCGGTTTCTGGTGTTATTGCTGGTGCATTGAATGCGCTTGTTGGTATGTTCGATGGACTTGTCCAGGGCATTAGCGGCAGCGTTCAGATTCTCAGCGGCTTAATCGAAGCAATCATTAAGTTGTTCTCTGGCGATCTCCAGGGTGCAAAAGACGCTTGCCAGAAAATCCTTGACGGCATCGTTGATTTGTTTACTGGCTTGTATAAACTTGTGGTTAAACCTATTGAAGATTTTGTTCAGGGCGTAATTGACTGGTTTATCAAACTTTGGGACGAGCTGGTTGGTCACTCTATCGTGCCTGATACCATTGACGGCATTGTTAAGTGCTTCAAAGAAATGCCAGCAGAAGTCTTTAAGTGGTGCAAGGAGCTTGTTGAAGGCGTTATCAAGCGTTTCACAGAAATGTGGAATAACCTTGTTACTGGCGCTCAGACTAAGCTCGGTGAATTGAGAACTCAGGTTATCAATAGCTGGAACAACATTAAGTCTTACTTCAATACCAATATTGCTCCTAAGTTTACTTTGGACTATTGGAAGAACAAGTTTGATACCATGCGCTCTGCAATTCAGACCAAGCTTGGCGAAGTAAGAACTCAGGTAATGAACAGCTGGAACGCTATTAAGAGTTATTTCAATGATAATATCGCTCCTAAATTCACTCTTACCTATTGGAAGAATAAGCTTGACACTATCAGAAGTGCGGCAAGCACTAAGATGGGTGAAGTTAAAACGGCAGTCCAGAATGGATGGAATCACATTGTGTCTTGGTTTAACAATAATGTTAAGTCTAAGTTCACTACTTCCTACTGGAGTGGCAAGTGGGGCACAATCAAGGATGGTGCTAAGTCTGCCTTCAATGGTGTCATTGACATTGTTGAGAAAGCAGTAAACCGCATTATCTCTAAGATTAACACTCTCTCCTGGAAGATCCCAGACTGGGTCCCAGGCGTAGGCGGCTCTACTTTCGGCTTCAACTTCAAGCAGATTTCTATTCCAAGACTGGCTACTGGTGGTATCGTCATGGGCAGCACTTTAGCTAACATTGGCGAAAACGGCAGAGAAGCAGTCCTGCCTCTTGACAGAAACACTCAGTGGATGGATAGATTGGCAGATCGTATCGCAGCACGTAGCCAAGGACCTACTAAGCTCGTTCTCAAGGTTGGTGAGAGAGAGTTGGGCTGGGCTACTATCAACGGCATCAACCAAATTACTAAACAGACAGGAGAGTTACAACTGGTATTATGAGCTATTTAAATATTAACGGAACTGACGTATCTCATTTGGTTAAAAGCCTGAAGGTTGGTTATGAAACTCTCGTGGCTGATAATTCAGGTCGTAATGCCAATGGAGATACAGTCTTAGATGTAATTAATCGTAAAGTTAAGCTTTACGTTACTTTTCGTCCTATGGATGGGAGCGACATGAGTTCGCTCCTGTCCTCTTTTGCTAACTATGTAATTCCTGTGACTTACAGAGACAGCAAGACAAACACATTAAACACAATCACTTGTTATACAGGCACTCCAGAGCCCGAATACTATTGGATACTGAATGACTTGAATGTTTTGTATAAAGAAATGCAATTAAACTTTATTGAGATGTAAGGAGGGAGTTAATCAATGTTCGCAATTTCTGACGCAACTTTAGCGGCATACAAAAGCCAAGCAAGAAACCTTACTGGCTATGTATCAATTAGATCAACTAAAACTGGAACAACAACCCAGTTATTGCCTAATAGAGAGTTAGTGAAATTTACCATTGAGAAAACTTCTCCCACTGGGAAACTGTTTGGGTTCGCAGTTTCCCAGAAAATCACTATCGAAATTACTGGCACTACTACAGCGCAAAAGGGATTTCTCATAATCCCTGTTATATATCCAAAAGACAGAAGTGAATATGAATTAACACTTCCATATTTCTATGTAGATACAGTAGAGTTCAACAAAGTAAAAAATATAACAACTATTGTTGGTTATGACTATCTACATAAATTAGATAGCATTGCTATTAGTAAAGTAGCAATCGTTTATCCTACAACGGCACAAGCATACGCAGAGGCAGTATTGAGAGCTGCTGGTGGTGGCGCTATTGATGGCTTTGAGGGCATCAACCACACTATCAATGAAGCTCCTAACGTCAGTCCAACAGCAAGTTGCAGAGAGGTCCTGGCGGCACTGGCTGAGTTCACTGGCTCTATCTGCTATGTCACTTACGGCAATATGATTCGTTTCAGAGCTATGGAGAGTGAGACTGTTGCAGACACTATCACTCCAGCAGACTACTTCGATCTTACTGTTGGAAGTGAATATGTGCAGTTATCCTTAATCGGCAATATTAACGAGTTTGATAGTGACGTATACTATTACGGCACTGCTGGCTTCTCTCAGATTTTCAGAGAAAATCCATTCATGTATAGAGACGATGCTGGCGCTATTGTTAATGCTATTGGAGCCAAAGTAATTGGCGTTCACTTGTTGCAGTACAACTTGCAATGGAGAGGCTGTCCAGCTTATGAGCTTGGTGATTACCTGGCACTCCAGGACAAGAATGGCGGCACATACTATATCCGTCTACTCAATGAGACATGGACATTTGATGGCGGTTTAAGAGCCAACAGTGAATGGATAGAGACTGAAAGCGAAAGCATGGATTTAGCTCCTAAAGGCGTTAGCTCTACCATTAAAAACACTATGGCTAAAGTCGATAAAATCAATTCAGAAATTAGCTTAGTTGTAGAAACAGTTAACTCTTATGACGTAAAGATTGAAGAGATTGAAGGCACAGTCAAGACCTATGATGAGCGTATCTCTGAGATCGAAGTCAATACTGAGGGCATTGAGCTTGTTGTTAAGTCCAATGAAGAAACAATCCAAAGAGTGGATGACTTGCAGTATAACGTTGAAGAGTTGTCTAAGGAAGTGGCGCTTGCCGTTACTGAGGATGAAGTGTCTATCATGCTTCAGCAAGAAGTGGCAAACAATGGCGTTACTTCTGTTACCACTACAACTGGTTACACATTTGGCAGAGATGGTTTGCGTATCAACAAAAGCGGCACAACATTAGAGACTACCATTACTGAGGATGGTATGAGAGTCACTGACGCAGGAGAAGAGCGCCTGACGGCAAACTCTGAAGGTGTTACTGCTAATAAGTTTACGGCAAACACTTATTTGTCCATCCAGGGCAATATTATTTTCACAGAATACGGAAGTGACAGAATGGGTTGCTTCTGGATTAAGGAGGGTTGATAAATGGCAACTTTAAACTTTACTGTGCCTACCAGACAGCTTGACGCTTATGGTGACAACCGAATTGCCATTGTTGTCAGCTCTGATGTTACAACAGTGGTTGTAAAACTTCGTGGCTATGCATTTATGCCTGGTGATACTCCAAGTGAGACAGTCAGCCAGTATATTGCAAGAACTGAGCATACTATTACCAATATTAGAACAAATGGCTCAACCAGTATTGCTTACACTTGGAATGGCTATGAAAGAGGCGGTCATAGAATCTTAGCTATGGGGCAGTATGAAAACTACTATCTCCAATATGAGATTTACGGCATAGATGCTAATGGCACTGAGACAGCACATAAATATACTGATAGAGATTGGCTAAGAGCTACTGGATTCGAGGTATACGGCACTAACGGCATCCAGGCTGCTCCTTGGGTTTCATTGAAAGACAGTGATACTCTTACTGAGGAATTAACCAATGATTCAAGAACATTCATCAAATACGTCTCTGATGTATATTGTTATTTGTATCATGACCAGTGGACTTATTACACTGAAACTGCTGGCACAAGAACTTACTTCAAAGTAAATAACGGCTCACAGGCAGGTTATCATACAGCCTCCAGTAGCTTAGGACCTAATATCGCCTATGGCGGCATTAAAGAGCTTATCGTGGAGAAAATTGATAATAATATCTTTGAGTATGAGTTCTGGGCTACTGATGACGAAACCACAGAGGCTAAGGAACATGACCATGCTTTCTGTAACTTGGCAATTCCAGCAGACAAGTTTGTAAATTATACTAAGCTTAGTTGTAATGTAAGTGTTGGTGCAGTAAGCACTGACGGCACTGCTGAAGTTACTATCTATGGTGTTTTCTTTGATGATACGTTTGGCGAAAAGGGTGTTCAGAACGCCATTCAGTCTTTGGTATTAACTTATTATTCTGTCAATGAGGTTAATAATCCACACACTGTGGCTTTAGATATTGCGGCATTAGAGATCACTGATAATAACTATGTTGCCACTTACACTGTAGGCAGCTTAGACCCAGCACAGCGCTACACATTCTCTGCAACTGTTGCCGATAAAGCAATGACTGCTACTTCAAATGCAACTCACCAGTCTATTATCCACGGCACTCCTACATTCGACTGGGGCGCTAATGACTTTAGATTTAATGTGCCTGTGAACATTGCCAATGGCGGCTTGACTATCCAGAACGGCAATCTCACAGTAAACGGCAAGATCAATTTTGCGGCTACAAACAACCAGGCTATTCCTACTTTTGGAACATGGGAGCCTACTATCAATGTTGATTATCTTGCTGGCACTTTCGGGCGCTCTGGCACTTATATGAGAGTCGGTAATGTATGCACTGTTAACTTCTACTTTGAAGTGACTCCATTAGCAAACAGTGAAATGTATTTGAAGATTGGCGGCTTGCCTTACCCTCCTGCTTCTACTATTCCTGCCTATGCAGGAGGCGGCTTCTTACATGGCTATAATACTCAGATGGCAACCAATGATAATAACATTTTTGTTGGTTGGAGCATTGAGATTGACCCTGAAGCTACTGGAACTTATAAGCAGTCTTACATTCTCGGCAGAACTTCTGAGATCAGCGCCACTATGCAGAATCCTGAGAGCTCTTATAACACACTGGATGACTATAAGAGAAGCTGGTATGTCAGCGGCACTTCACATGGCTTTGACCAGACTCCAATTATCGGCTCAGGCACAATTACTTATAGAATAGCGGAGGGTTATTAATGGAAATCGCAGAATTAATATTGCTCTTCGGCATTCCCTCAGCTATCACAGGTTTCTGTGTCTGGTGGGTAAAGCGCAAAATAGAGCAAAACGAAAAAAAACAGCAAGAGCAGCAACAGAATCTTGAATCTCTTGTTCTTATGATGATGGAGAGTACAAGAGCAAACACTAAGCTCTGTGTTGCTATTGGAGAAGCAGTTAGAGATGGCACTTGTAATGGCAATATGTCCAGTGCCTTAGAAACTGTTGAGAAGGTCCAGGAGAAAGAAAAGCGTTTCTTACTGGATTTAGGTGTAAAACACATATTTGAGTGAGGTATGTTTATGTGGGATAAAATTATCAACAGATTACTCACAGTTAAGAGTATTGTTACTCTTACCTTAACGGCAGTTTTTGCATTCTTGTCTGCTACTGGAGCTATTGGAGCAGATGCATTCCAGGATATATTCTATATCATTATTGCATTCTACTTTGGTAGTTCTTTGGAAAAAACGGCAAAAGCTAACAACACTACAACTGAATAAGGAATAAATATGATGGAGTCGTTACGATTTAGTGACGGCTCCATTTTCTTATTATCCGCAACTGGACTTTCCTGTGGATAACTGTTATGCTTGTTTTGAAGGAGAGTGTTAAAGAATGTCGAAATTCAAGGTGGAAAAAACAAGGGACTATACAGTATTATCCAATTATCATTTCAAAGAGAAGAAGATGAGCCTCAAGGCTAAAGGGTTATTGAGTCTTATGCTAAGCTTGCCAGACACTTGGGACTACAGCATTGCTGGCTTAGTGAGCTTGTCGAAAGATGGCAAAGATAGTGTTATGAACGCACTTGCCGAACTGGAGAAATTTGGCTACTTGACAAGGCTTAGAACTACTAATTCTAAAGGACAATTTAGCGGAGTAGAGTATAATATTTATGAACACCCACAACCTAAGAAACCTGTTGCGGATAATCAGAATGAGGGAAATGCGAATGCGGATAAGCCGACACAATTAAGAACTAAATTCATTAAATCTTCTTCTAAAGAAGAAGATACTAAGTTATCAAATACTTACGAAATCTCACCAGAGATGGAAGTCTTACTTTTCAGATTAGTTCCAAATAATTCAATAAGGGATTTATATAAAGACTATATTCGTATGAGGGCTGAGATTGATGCACCAATGACTGAAAGAGGGTTAGAAATGCTTGTGCATAGATGTGAGAGACTAAGCGGCCTTAACATTAAGAAGCAGAAGCTCTTGCTTGAAGCAGCGATCATAAATAACTGGAAGAACGTCTATCATCCAAAAGGGGACGAAGTTAAAGAGGAGACATTGAGAGAATTAAAAAGTTTTTATGAGGATTGACTTTTGCGCTTGCGTGCGCTATACTTCAAAACAGCGCAAATCTGGTAAATCATATAAGCTGGTATAGCTCAGCAGGTAGAGCATCTCACTCGTAATGAGAAGGTCAGGAGTTCGAGTCTCCTTACCAGCTCCAAGGACTCTTATCGAGTCCTTGTTTTTTTATTTTGACGGCAATCAGCTACACGAATCAGTTAGCCAAGTTCGTCAATAATCAAGTGGAAACGTAGTCATTACAAGGGCTGGCGATTTTAAAATGGAGCATGATGATTCGTAATCATATTGTCCCAAAACTTAATACAAATCATATGGAAACCCTTGTGCCGCAATGCACGAGGGTTTCATTTTGCTATTGACAACCATTTGATTATATGCTACACTTCTGGATAATCAAGCAGCCAGATTCAGTGCATATGATTAAGGAGATGATTTTCATGGCAAAGCGTAAATTCAAGCAATCGTATGATACCAGCCTTACCCTGGATGATGCATTCCAGCAGTTCATGGAAGAGAAAACGGCAAACAACCTCAGCAAAGCAACCCTCAAAAACTACCAGCAGTCCTATGATATGTTTTATGACTATCACAACTTTGGTTCCTCTACTCTTCTGGAAGATATTGAAATGCCGATGTTCTACAAGTGGATTAACCACATGAAGAATAATGAGGTTAGAGCGCAGTCTATTAATCACTACTTGAGAGACTGGCGTAGCTTTATGAACTGGTGTTATCAGCGTGAACATATCCAGGAGCAGATCAAGATTAAAGAGATCGAAGTGCAGGAAGGCTTGCCGAAAATGTACTCTGATGATGAAATGGCAATCATGCTGGAGAAGCCAAGACCTGGCGATGGGTTTAGTGATTGGCGTTCTTGGGCGATCATTTCAACTGTTTATGCTACTGGACTAAGAGCTTCAACACTCTGTGCTCTTTCTTTGGAAGATATAAATTTCGCAAGGGAAGAGATAGTCATAGAAAAGCAAAAAAATAAGAAATCTGGCTTACTACCACTTACTCCTGCTTTAGCAAACTCATTGAAAGAATACATCAAAAAATGGATGAAAGATGCAGACCCTACTGACTGGCTCTTTCCCAGTATTACTGGAGAGCAGTTCAATGTTGGAGCACTTAACCACTCTATCGCTCGTTATTGCGAGGCTCGTGGCATTAAGGGTCACGGCATTCATTCCATTAGACACAACTTTGCACGAGACATGATAATCAATGGCGCTGGTGAGTATAGATTGCAGAGATACTTGCAGCATAGTAACATTCAGATGAGCCAGCACTATGTTAAGCTGTTTAGCTCTGACTTGAAGAAAGATGCAGAAGAATTCTCTCCTCTGGACAATGCTAAGAAAAAGGCTAGACGCACTAGCGCATTCAAGAAGGGCTGACTTATGGTTGCCGTATTTTGATTTTTCAAAAAATTTTTGGTATAATAGTAATGTAAGGTAAATGAGATTAGTTCTATTACATTTTTTGCTAACATTACTCCTAATACTCTCTTTCTTTAGGAAAAAACCCCACTCTTTACCGAGTGGGGTTTTTCTTTTTGCTCTGTAAGACGTTTTAAGGGGTCTAGGAGCGCTTTTTGTGGGTTGGTAATATCCTAACCCTACACGAGACAAAAATCGCTCTGAGGGCGTTTAAATGCGTTCTAGAGATATTAGAGGTTTTTGATGAGATCGTACATAGAGGGCTTTTTAGGCTGGGCTTTGGGGGCAATGTCTGGCATAAACTTCTTAACGAACTCAAGCTTAAGCTCGATGAAAGAGATTCTGCGCTCTTTGCCGTCTTCAGTCTTATAGACTTTTGCGGCAGTGGCCTTCAACCACTCAGTCTCCTTGTGAGACACGCACCACTCAATGATATCTTCGATCTTCATGTCTTTGTAATTCATTGGTTAACTCTCCTTATTTTTATATTTAGTGGCTTTGCTGGCAACATTATAGAGCGAATATTCCAAAAAATCAAGTAGGCTAGCCGATTCTTTGGACAAAACAGGAAAATGTAATACAAATAAAACTCATATACTTATGAAGACATAAGAAATAAATCTCGCTTATCCTTCAACGAACACTATATTGGTTTTGTTTCTTTCTTTATCACGAACGAGGTGGGAGAGCCTTGAGCAAGCTCTCCTTACCATTATATTTTTTTGCTCAAGATAGAAAGTAGAATACCAGGAGGTAAAAACAATGAATTTAGATAATGAAGCATACATTGACACTGACTGGCTGACAGTCAAGAATTACGAGTTTAAGATTCTTGTCATGATTGCCTGTTTAGCCGAAAATCACTTGGCATTTCGTGGCAAGTTGAAAGATATGTGTGTATTCTTGGGAGTGGGTAATACAACTTCAAACACTTCGAAGATCAAAGAAGCTATTTCGGCACTTGAGGCTAAGGGTGATATTAAAACTTTAGTTGAAGGTCACACTTGGACTTTAACTCTTTCTGTTAAAGCAGAGCGTAAAGACAAGATTAAGAGAATTAAGAATGCTTACATTCAAGCTATTCAAAATTATGAGCCAACAGATAAAGAAGATAGCGTGGCTTGGGAGAACATCTTAAAAGTATTGGTTTATTTATGTGCCGATAAGCGTGAAGTAAAGCGCTATGATGAGATTGCAAAAGCTTTAGCAATGACTGAAAAGACTGCTAAACGTGCCGTTAAAGCATTAGTAAATATAGAATTTAATGATTTATCTGTTAAGAGAAAGTTAGCTTGGTTTAAGAATAATGAAGGTGACTTTAAGGTAATCGGCAATAAGTATGAGGTTGGGTTGAAGTTTGATTAATCCTCTTGCTGCTGGATTCAGCGTCGATAGACGTACAATCATAGATAAATTTGTACAAAATTGGGTTTAATATAATATATATAATATATATCATACCCAAAAAAGTACAAAATTATTTAAAATCCTATTACTTTTATGTTGGCGGAGCCAACACTGAATGAATGCCGAATAGCCGTCCCTAAGATCGGAGAGACGGCTAACGGCGACAAAGAAATGAACGATATTCAATTTTCAAATAGCAAAGCACAAGGAGAGTATAACATATGAATAGACTCTATGAAACAAACAATATAAGGAAATAGAACTTCCTTGAAGAGAACGGCATAGTCCCAGTAAAAGAGCAAGGCAAAACGGCATACTATGAGTTTAATAAAAAACTTCTTTCACTACTGGAACGCTATGACATTATTAAAGATATATTCTATGGTAAATATTAAGGAGATGTAATTATGGATAAATATGAACAAGCACAGAGACTCCAAGAATTATTGGAGCAAGCTGAAACGGCACAAGAGATGAAAGATCATCCAGACTTTATTGGCAGATATGGTGTCACTCGTGATGGTTAGATTTGGAGTCATAGAGAGCAACATCCTATTGCTCAATGGGATAAGGGCACAGGTTATATGATGGTAGTAATCTATGATAAAGAGCAGAAGAAGAACGTGAATAGACCAGTGCATAGAATGGTAGCAGAGACTTACATTCCTCTTCCAGATTGGTGGACTCCTGGAATGAAGCTGGATGTGGGGCATAAGAATGATATTCGTTCTGATAACAGAGTCGAGAATCTTTTTTGGTGCACCAGAGCCGAAAACCTTAATACCGATCATTATAGAGAAGCACAGAAGAAGAAAATTTTTAGTAAGGTTAGATGTGTTGAGACTGGTGAAGTCTTCCCTAGTATTAAAGCGGCTGGAGAGGCAATTGGCAAACATAAATATGGAATTAACTTATGCCTACTGGGTAAACAATAGACTTGTGGTGGCTATCACTGGGAGAGAGTCTTTGATGATGCCGAGAGTTGAGAAAACTTAAAAATTTTTGTATAATAATACTATACGGGGTATGGCATTTGCTTGCCATACCCTTAACTTTTGGACTTTATTGTTAAAACATTCACATAGAACTTTTAGAAACCTTGAGAGAAGGTTTAGTTCTTTAATTTAGATTTTTATTTTAAGTATTTTGATATCTGACTTAATAAGACACTTAGAGGAGGTGTAAAGCGTGGCACTAAACAACAAACAACTTAAGGCAATCGAGCTTTTAGTGTATCAACCTTATATGACTTTGAATATGGTTTGTCAAGAAGTGGGTGTGTCTCGTGACACTCTCCATAGATGGCGTAATAAGACTCCAGAGTTTATGGAAGCCTTAGATGAAGCGATCAAAGAGCGCTGGCGTAATGCAGAAGCAATGGCAGTAAACGGCATGATTGCTTTAGCAAGTGAAGGTAATTTCCAGGCTATTAAGTATATGCTGGATAATAGAGGTTATAAAGCTCCAGATAAGATTGAAGCCCAGGTGGATGCAAGAGCACAAGTAGTATTTGTTGATGACTTAGAGGATGATGTAAATGGCACAGATTCGTCTTAGTGAGAAGATTGGCAAAGGCTATGAAGAGTTCTGGCACTTTAAGGGCAGATATCTTGTCGTAAAGGGCTCTCGTGGTAGCAAGAAGTCAACCACAGCGGCAATGAAGATTATCTATATGATGATGAAATATCCATTGTCGAATACTATCGTTTTACGTCAAGTTTTCAACACCCACAGAGACTCCACATGGAAACAGCTCAAGTGGGCTACAAAGAATTTGGGCGTGGAGCATCTATGGACTTTTACTGTTTCTCCACTTGAAGCTACATTCAATCCTACTGGACAGAAGATTTACTTTAGAGGTTGTGACAACAGCTTATCTATTACGTCAATCACTGCTCCTGTTGGATTCTTAACTTACTTGTGGGTTGAAGAGGCATACCAGATTCTTAATGAAGATGACTTCAATAAGGTTGATATGTCTATGCGTGGTGAGTTGCCACCAGGGTATTTCAAGCAAGTCATATTCACCTTCAATCCATGGAATGAACAGACATGGCTCAAGCCAAGATTTTTCGACACTCCCAATGATGAGAATAAGCTGGCAATGACTACCACTTACAGATGTAATGAGTGGTTGGGTCCAGATGATATAGCAATCTTTGAGAGAATGAAAATTGATAATCCTATTCGCTTTAGGGTTGAAGGAGATGGCGAATGGGGCATGGACCCTGAAGGCTTGGTATTCACAAGATGGGAAACAAGAGATTTTGACCCATTAACTCTTGCTGCTTCTGGATTGGAGCATAGGGCTGGTATGGACGTAGGTTGGGTAGACCCTTCGGCTATCATTGACACTCTTTATGATAGAGCGAATAAAACAATCTATGTCTTTAATGAATTTTATAAGAGTGGCTGTCAATTAAGTGAATTGGCAGAGAATATAGAGAAGATGAACTTGAAAAAGACTAAGCTGTATGTAGATGCAGCTGAGCCCAGAACAATTAGTTTTTTTAAGAATCAAGGGATTAACGCTGTACCATGCTTAAAGGGCAAGGATAGTGTTAAAGCAGGAATCATGTTCATGCAAGATCATCTTATTGTTGTGCATCCTCAATGCACACACTTTATTACTGAACTGAAAAACTTCTCGTATATCAAGAGCAAGCAGACTGGCGAATACACTGAGGATACTACTCATGAATGGTCACACGCCATTGATGCTTGCCGTTATGGGTATAGCGATATTTATACTCAAACAAAACTAAAGACTATAAGCAAGACTGCTTTAAGTCTATAAGATTGGAGGTAATAATCTTGTTTAAGATTTATGACGGACGAGATTACTTCTATCAGTGGGATATTGACAGAAAGTTAATTATTGCTGACAGAAGTATTAGACAAGTCCATTTCTGCAATAGAACTGGCGAATGCTCTTTAGTCTGTGAAACCTACAAGGCAGAGAATCAGTGGATGGTAGACGTTCCCAATATCTTGCTCCAAGAGAGTTGGAGATTGAGAGTGTATGCCTATGACGGCACTGCTACTCTTCACGAGATCATGATTGACGTTAAGCCAAGAAGCAAGCCTGACAATTATGTTTATACTGAAACGGAGATTCTGAACTATGAATATCTCAAAGACAGATTAGACCAGATTGAAGAAAATGGTGTATCTGACGAAGTTGTTGCTAAGGCTGTTGAAGATTACTTAACAGAGAATGATATTAAGGTTGATATGACTGGCTATGCCACTGAAGACTATGTTAGACAGGAGCTTGACAAAGTTGAGCTTACACCAGGTCCAGCTGGTAATGATGGTGAGGATGGCGTGGACGGCAAGGATGGTCAAGACGCTACTCATAGCTGGAACGGCACTGTGCTTACAATTACTTCTGCTTCTGGAACAAGCTCTGCCGATTTAGTTGGTCCTCAGGGTCCTCAGGGTGAGCCTGGTAAGGATGGCACTATGACTTTCGAAGAGCTCACTGATGAGCAGCGTGAGAGTCTGCGTGGTCCTCAAGGTATTCAAGGTCCAGTCGGTCCTCAGGGTCCAGAGGGTCCTCAAGGTCCTAAGGGCGCTGACGGCACAATGACTTTCGAGGAATTGACTGAAGAGCAGAAAGAATCTCTCAGAGGTCCACAAGGCATCCAGGGTGAGCCAGGTAAAGATGGTGCAGATGGTAAGGATGGTGCTCAAGGTCCTCAAGGTGAACAGGGTCCACAGGGCGAACAAGGTCCCATTGGTGAGACTGGTCCACAGGGTGAGCCAGGAGTGGATGGTAAGGATGGAGAAGATTACATTCTCACTGAAACCGATAAGAGCGACATTGCCGCACTGGTACTTGCTGCCTTACCTAATGGTGAGGAGGTATCTTACTAATGGCTAATGTAATTGTAAATGATACTAACTTAATTAATATCGCTAATGCGATCAGAGCGCAAAACGGCACGAAAGATGCTTATAAGCCTTCAGAGATGGCAGCTGCTATTTTGGCGATTGAAGGCAGTGGTGGTGGCTATGTGCCTAATGAGCAGGATTTAACTTATTCTGTTTCTGGCAACTCTCCATTTGCTCTTGGCTCCAACAGCTGGATTATTAGAGAGTTTGGCAACCAGTGCATCATTACTTTTACTAATCCTTCACAGAGCACTGCGGCTTTATTCTCTTCTTACCCAGAAGAGTATTTTGATGCGAACATTGTTTTTAACAGCTCTTCAGCATTTATGCCTGTAAAGAATATGTTCAATGGCTCTCCTAATTTAAAGGAGATTGATGGCTCTATTACTTTTCCAGGTAACCAAAATAACTTTGCTAGAGTTGATAATGCAGACGGCATCTTTGCTGATTGTCCTATGCTAAGAGTCATTGCAGATGACTTTATTGATAGCGATTTTTGCCACTGGTTTAACAGAACAGGTACTACTTATAACAGAATGCACGCTGCTTTTTATAACTGCCACTCATTAAGAGAAATTCCTAATTTCTATTATGAAATGATTGGAACTAATACCAATGGTGAGCAGCCTGGTATTACTTCAGCAACTTATGGTTACACAAACTTGTTCCAAAATTGCTATGCATTGAATAAGATCGAGGGATTACCTGTTATTAGTGGTTTGACAAATGGTAGTAAGATTACAAGCAATATGTTTGCTAACACTTTTGGCAATTGCTACAACCTTAGCAAGCTTACATTCCAGACTAACCCAGATGGCACTCCATTAACGGCAAACTGGGGCGGACAAACTATTGATTTAACTGGAGGATGCACAAGCACAGTAACAATAGATGGAGCTTCTAAGATCAGTGGCGGCATTGGTTGTGCATTCAATAGTGGCATTACAAGCTATAACTCTGGCTACACTACTGCCGATGCGGTTGGCAACACTAACTTTAACCAAAAGCAGTTCTTTGTGCCTGAGACTATTAATGATTACTATAGTGATATGCGACACACTTCCAAGTATGGTCATGATGAAGCTGTTGAAACAATTAATAGCTTACCAGATACTTCTGCTGCTGGAGGCGGCAATATCATTAAGTTTGCTGGTCAGGTTGGCAGATACACTAACTGGTTAAAGGGCAAGTCAGAGACTTTAGGAGCTGTTGATAGTCGTATTAATACTTTAACCGAAGAAGAAATCGCAGTCGCTACAGCAAAGGGCTGGACTGTGGAATTAGTTTAAGGAGGTGTCTTAATTGTTTTATGTAAATAAAGATGCGGAATTGACTGTGGAGTTATTGCAGAAGATGATTAATCGCTTCCACATTAACGAGCAGCCAAGACTGAATAAATATAAGAATTACTATGACGGCATTCAGCATATTCTGAGCAAGAGCTATTCTGATGTAAGTAAGCCTTGTAACCGCACAGTAATTAACTACATGAAGAATATTGCAGATAGCTATGCAGGATATCTTGCTACTCCTGGGTTTATCTCTTACCGCAGTGAGCAAGACATTGAGGCTATTATGGATGTTCTTCGTTACAATGACTTCCAGACTGAGGATGCTGACTTCCTCTTGGATGCATTGGTTTATGGTGTTGCCGCAGAGCTCATGTATATTGATGCTTCTGGACACACTCGTTTTAAGCTGATTAACCCTACAAGCTGCTTTGGTGTCTATGATGATACTCTCTCTGGCGATCTTCTCTATTTCGTTAGAATGTATGAAGCAAGCTCCTGGGATAACAGTGATTTGTATTATGTGGATGTTTACAGCGACTACTCTGTGAAACATTACACAATGAATGGCATGAATGGCTATTTAGAGTTTAAGGCTGAAGAGGCTCATTACTTCTCTCAGTGCCCTGCTAATATCTTTACTCTTCCAGATGAGAAGAGTGTCTTTGATTGCGTTATTGGCTTACAGGATTCTGTGAACGAGCTCTTGAGTTCTGAGATTGATGACTACAGTTCTTTCGTTGATGCTTATCTCGTGCTTCAGGGCGTGGACGCTGGAGAAGAAGAGATTGGTAGTATGAAGGAAAACAGAGTTCTAATTTTGCCTGAGGGCGCCTCAGCAACATGGCTTACCAAAAATGCTAATGATGCACAGGTTGAGAATATCTTAAAGCGCATTCATGACTCTATCTATCGTATCGCTCAGTGCCCAGACTTCTCCAGTGAGAGCTTTGTTGGTGGCGTTAGCTCTGGCATTGCTATTCAGTATCGTTTAACTGGCATGGAGAATCGTGCTGGCATCATTGAAGGCAAAATGAAGAAGGCTCTTCAGCGCAGAATTGAGATCATTTGCGGCATTGCCTCTCTCAAGATGGGCGAAGAGATTTATAGAGATATTCAGATCGACTTCAAGCGCAACATTCCAGCAGATACAGCAAGCACTGTAAACCTTATCAATAGCTTGAAGGGCACTGTTTCTGATGCAACCTTACTTAGCCAGCTTGACTTTGTTCAGGATGTTAACGCAGAGCTTGAGGCTGTTAAGGAACAGAAAGCCGAAAATATGTCTCTCTATTCTTTCTCTACTCCTGGCTTTATGGAAGAAGAGGATGATGAGTAATGGGTTATTGGGCTGACAGAATTGCAAAAAATCAGCAAAAAATTGAGGGCAAGACTATTAAACAAATCAATAAGCAACTTCAAAGATATTACGGAAGGGCAATGGACAGAGTAATTCGTGATTTTGAAGCTGTTTATAACAAAGTAATGAAAGCTCAAGAGGACGGCAAGGAAATCACTCCTGCCGATCTCTATAAGCTTGATAAATACTGGGAGGCTCAAGCGCAAATGCGTAGAGAGCTCCAGAAGCTTGGAGATAGAGAGATTCAGATACTTTCAAAGGCGTTTGAGACAAACTTCTTTGAAATCTATTATTCTATTGCGCTCCCAGGTGAAGCGGCATTCAACACTATTGATGCAGCAGCAGTAAGCCAGCTTATCAATGGCGTATGGGTGGCAGACGGCAAACAATGGTCACAGAGAGTTTGGGATAATACGGAGAGATTAGCACAGACACTCAATGATGAACTAATACACATTGTTGCTACTGGAAAAAAGGAATCAGAATTAAAGAAAGCATTGCAGGAACGCTTTGGCGTGAGTTACCACAGGGCTGAAACACTTGTCAGAACTGAAGTGGCTCATATTCAGACAGAGGCAGCTAAGAAGCGCTATGAGGACTACGGTATTGAATATGTTGAGGTTTTAGTAGACCCTGATGACCGCACTTGTGAGCTTTGTAAGGCTCTACAAGGTAAAAGATTTAGAACTACTGAGACTCCTCCATTACCAGTGCATCCTAATGAGCGTTGTTGTTTAGTTCCTGTTATAGATTAAATAACTTGACTTTTTTGATAGGGCTTAGTCGTTAAAGAAAGAACTAAATTTTATTTAACAGGGGTTAGCTACAGCTAACAACTGAGGAGGAAAAACTAATGGAAAATACTGAAAACACTATCGTTAACGAGAATAT